GCATTGACATAATATAATATCTATTACGTTTCATAATAAACGTATTTCCCAAACAATTAAATTTTAGGATAATGGCAAAAAGAGACATTCTCAAAGAAGCTATCGCTGACGCCAAAACCGTAAAAGAAACCGCTATCGCAAATGCTAAGGCAGCACTTGAAGAAGCTTTTACTCCTCGACTAAAAGAAATGCTAGCTACAAAGTTAGAAGAAATGGATTTAGACGAAGAAGAAGAAGTACTTAAAGAAAAGAAAAAGTATAAAGACGATGATCGTAAAGATGGAGGAGAAAGTAAAGAAACTAAACGTACTGAAAAAATGAAGTATGGAAAAGATCTTGCTGAATCTGACATTGATGAAGAAATCGATTTAGATGAAATCTTAGCAGAAATCGAAGAAATGGATAAAAAGGACATCGACGAAGATGCCAGAACAGACGCCGAAGAAGAAGGCTATGAAGATGGTATGGAAGACGAAAAAGAAGACATGGATGACAAGGACGAAGAAGAACTCGACTTGGATGATATGTCAGATGACGACCTTAAAAATTTCATCGAAGATGTTATTGCAGATATGGTTGCTTCAGGCGATTTGGAAGCAGGCGAAAATTTCGAAGAGGAAGACGAAACAGAAGAAGTAGATGTTGAAGACGAAGTAGACATTGAAATTTCAGAAGAAAAAGAAGACAAAGAAGTAAAAGAAACTGAACTAGAAGAAGCAAAAGCTGAAGATAGTTTAGAAGAAGCTAAAATTGAAGAAAAAGAAGATAAAGATAAAAAAATGGAAGAAGAGCTTAAAGAAGCTTATGATGCTATTGAATCTTTAAAATCTGATTTAAATGAAGTTAATTTGCTTAACGCAAAATTACTTTATACAAATAAAATCTTCAAAGCTAAAAACTTAACTGAAAGTCAAAAAGTTAAAGTATTAGGTGCTTTTGATAAAGCAGGTACTGTAAAAGAAACCAAATTAGTATTCGAAACTTTAAACGAAGGTTTAAAGACAAAGAAAACATCAATGATTAAGGAATCTTTAGGATCAGCATCAAGAGTATCAAGATCAGTTAACGCTAAAAAACCAATTGTTGAAATTGACCCAATGGTGGCAAGATTTCAGAAATTGGCAGGTTTAAAATAAATTAATAATAATAAATAAAAAACAACTAAAATGTCACAATTAAATTCACTTTTAGAAAGCTCAGCGAACAACTGGAAAAGTGTTCAGAGCGATGCTGCTAGATTAGCAGACAAGTGGGACAAAACAGGACTATTAGAAGGAATGGGTAGTGAAGTTAACAAGAACAACATGAGTATGATTCTTGAAAACCAAGCTAAGCAACTTGTTGTTGAGCAATCTCAAAACACCGTAGCCGGTGGTGGAGGAGGTAGCTTTTCAGTAGGACAAGGTGCTCAATGGGCTGGTGTAGCTTTACCATTAGTAAGAAAAGTATTTGGTCAAATAGCAGCAAAGGAATTTGTTTCTGTTCAACCAATGAACTTACCTTCAGGTCTAGTATTTTTCCTAGATTTCCAATACGGTCAAGAAAAAGCCAATAGATTTGGTGGACCAGACGATGCATATACAAGCCCAGCTTCTATGTATGGTAATACTAACCCAGGTGCTGGTGAAAATCCATCTGATGGTTTATATGGTGCTGGAAGATTCGGTTATTCAATTAACCAATTCTCAGCTTCAGTTACTACTACAGTAGGTCCTGCTACATGGCAACAAGTTAACTATGATGCAGAATTATCTGCTTCAATTGTTGCTGGAAACCTAAAATCTGTATCTGTACCAGCTCCAGCTGATATTGATAAAAAAGGTGTTAGAGCTTTTGCTTTATCTTCAGGTTCAACATTTGTTGCTGCTTCTGCTGCTAAAGTATTACCTCAATATACTGAATATGATTCAGGTGCAGACCTTATTTATTTTGTAGTTGACGGTACTGTTGCCGCAGATGTACCAACAACTGCTGGTGATGGTAGGTTAAGATACAACAAACAACCAGTTGACAATGCAAGAGGTGATTTCGAAGATGCTGCAGGTGCAGGTAGACCAAACGCTGAATCTACTGCTGCTGATGCATTAGCAATTCCTTCAATCGATGTAAAAATGAAATCTGAAGCAATTGTTGCTAAAACTAGAAAGTTAAAAGCACAATGGACACCAGAATTCGCTCAAGATTTAAATGCATATCAAGCACTAGATGCTGAAGCAGAATTAACATCTATTATGAGTGAGTACAT